AACTTTACTACATACTTCCCTAAGTCTATTTCATCGCCAATAGTCGCAGGACCGGCCTTCCCTCCGGAGCAAGCCGTTGCTGAAATCAAGACAAATACTAAAAATAAAACGAGAATTGTTTTCTTCATACTTTCTTTCCCTTTTAAGTGTTCAATATGTTCTTTCCGTTCTCTTCGATATAGCTTACAACTAAACTACCCTTTACCTCTTTTACGGCGACAACAAGATTGTTGCTACCTTTCCGTTGGACCAATCTGCCTTTGTTCACCTTGTGTTCGGATGTTATTGACACTTCCCCAAACGAGACTTGATAATTTTCATAATCCAGAAAATCTCTAACCGGATTGTCCCAGAAATTCAGAACATAGGCATTTTTAGCAATTTTCCCTGTTCTCGTGAATCTAGTGTCTTGGAGCCAACAAAAATCATTGTTCAGCGTGATCTGTTGGCTTACACCCCATGAGTAATGCCTAAGGAGGTTAACGATTCTCGGTTCGTACTCCATTTTGTGATATTTAACCTCATGTAATAGATTGCACTCCCTCTTAACTGCATCTACTACTTGAGATACGATCTCAACAAATTTATCTCTGTTTCGCCCGTCCAGCAGGTACCTGTTGTACGATGCGTCTTCGTACTTTATGTATCGCATATTGTTGAGTACAAAGCCGTCGATAGGAGCGTCAGGCAGGCTAATGTCACCTGTTCCGTATTCCCATTCTTTTGAGAGATCTTGATGGCTATAATCTAACGACACCTGTCCTGAACTTTCTGCGATTTCATTAGAATTGTTTAGATTAAAAGATTCTCTCCATTCTCTCCAGCTCATATCACTTCGAACGTAGTAAGTCTTTCCGGTAAAAGGGTTTCTAGCTATCCTGCCACTATCATCCGGCTCATCAAAATCATCAAAAACAGGAACTGTCGTGCATCGGCATCCTTCATGAAACGGCGGTGCGGTTATCCCTTCTTTGTAATCTCGATCGTTAAAAGTCGCCAAGTCCATGTTGCCGCAAAACTCACAAGTGCTTTTGTCAAGTGTTGCTAAAACTTGATAGCGATTCTTTGATGGCCGGCTCAGTGAACGTCCAGACTCGGGTTTTGTAATGGCGGTTGATCCTACTGGCTGTGTTTTCGGGTAAATCTTCTTGTATATGAACAGATAACTTACAAAGAGGATTAGTAATAGGATCGAAACAAAGATCAACAAGCCTACCTCTTTTTCAGAAATTGCCGTTACTATCCCAACGATCAAGGCAAGCAGAATCAGGAAATATACTACTGTAAGTAAAATGAAGAGTAGTTTTTTCAATGTCGTAGCCTCATTCCTCCGGCCATATCTGGCCTGTTTTCCAATTCAGCAGGATCACAGGATTAAAACTAATAATGTAGTCTCCGTGTTCCTGATACAGTCTTGTATTCCCTTTGTATGTCAAGTAATTCCTTAACATACCTTCATCAACGTTCATGCAATCCGCTAATTCGTGTAGCGATCGCGGATGTCTCTTAATACCTTCAATCAACGTATCTAACGTAATTAGACGCTTCATCGCCCATCGTTCTGCTCTCAGCTCATCTCTTCGCGTTCGTCGTGTAATCCCTTTTTTAAGATGCCCTGCCTCATGATATGCAACGGCTGTTCTTCTTCTATCTTCTAATCGCTTATCTACGGCGATGTAAGGCGTTTGTCCTTCCTCTAAGACGATTACTCCGTCTCTGTTTGCAACTCTCTTATAGTCGATAGTGAGACCGTACTCTGTATGTAACTCTTCTTCTAACTTCTCTAACTCTGTCATGCCTCACCTCCAAATGTAGAACTTTTGTTCTGTTATGGTATCGGAGGCGATGATTTGATGCAATCGCTAGATGTGGTGTCTACTTTGAGTTGACCGCTACTTCTTGTTTTCTTCTTTCAGCAGTTTTGCTGTTGCCTTATCAAAGTCAGAAATAAACTCTCTGTCCTGCTTGATTCTGAATTTTTCATATTCCTTGCTGGCAAGCTCATCAGCTGCTGATCTTGACACCGATCCCGCATTATCTAAGATGCTGTATTCGTTGAACTGTAAGAACGCATCTAGTTTCTGCCGCCAATCAGCCATCGACATCTTGATATGTCGACGCGCTTGGTTTTCAGCGTAGTCGAGATACATTGAAACAATCTGGTTTAAGTCTTTAATCTCAGCTTCTTCAAGCACATTCTTGGACACGGTAACGTCGGACTTCAGTATCTTACCGTGAGGTGCGTTTTTCCATGTTGTTAGACCCATATGGGGTTTATTGCTGTCAATTCTGGAGACCAATAACTCTGGCGCTGTGTGTCCTGTTACGGCGAATAGCAATTTGTTTTGAACGATCTTGAAGAACTCCTTTGTTATCTCCGCATTACTATCGTAGTCGTAACTGCATTGGGCATATATGTCTGTAATCTTTTGATAGAAACGTCGTTCACTTGCCCTGATCTCTCGGATGCGCTCGAGAAGCTCGTCGAAGTAGTCTTTACCGAATGGGCGACCGTTCTTCAACATATCGTCATTCAAGACAAAGCCTTTCGTAATATATTCCTTAAGTGTTTTCGTTGCCCATATCCTGAACTGGGTGGCTTTTTTTGAGTTCACGCGGTAACCAACAGCGATGATGGCGTCCAGGTTATAAAATTTGGTCGGAATGTTTTGTGTTCGATCTGGCATTGCGCCATGCTGAGTGGTTATTGCAAAATTTGCAACAACCACTTCTTCCTGTAACTCGCCTTCCGAAAAGATATTTTTTAGATGTCGGCTAATCGTTGAGACATCAACGTCAAACAGCTCGGCAATAGTTTTTTGCCTCATCCAAAAAGTCTCGTCTCTAAAGATGACGGAGACCTTTACATTCCCTTCATTATCTCGATATAGGATAATTTCACTCATTCTCTTATACCCTTATGTTCATCTCGCCCACCTTAGCGAAATGATTTGTTGGTGCCAACAAGTTATCAAAACTTCTTTGACTACTCATTTCCCTTTCTCCTGCTTCTTCCAAAAATCTTCTCTGGCTTGGAGGGCTTCGGCTTGATCATCGTCGGTGAGTTCTTCGCCATCATAGGCGGCCATGAGGATTTCGGGCTTGTCTTCTGGTTCTTCTTTGAATGTAATTACTTTCGGTTGGCGGTTGTAATTCCCGGAGGCGTGGAGGTCTTCGGCGTAGTCGGCGACACGGGACTGACCTTCAGTGTTTAGCTGAATAAATGAAGTCATCAATCGCCCCCTAATATGGTCGTTCCGGTCAAGGACTCTTGATTCAGGGTTATCTGTTAACCCAATCAAGTAGTCTGAAGTTACATTGAGCTTCTCAGATATTAAATAGATGTATTCCGCGCTTACACCGCTAACCCCAGTCTCCCAATTGCTTAATCTAGAAGGGGTAATGGATAGCATAGCAGCAAGATCCTTAGCACTTAATGATCTCAATTCTCGCGCTGCGGCGATTCTTTGACCGACAATCATCTTGTTTTCCATATTATGTCCTCCTACTCCGTATTTTATCAGTCTTTTTGAAATACACAAGTAATTTCTTCAAAATTCTTGAAAAATCTGTTGACAGTCCAATATAATTGAATTATTATGTTGACAATCCAAGAATATTGAACAAGGAGGGTTTGTATGACAGGAATATTGATTTCCCAGTTTCTAAGAGATAACGGAATCAAGCAGCGATGGCTTGCCGAACAGATTGGGATTTCTGAAACGCGCTTGTCATTAATGCTAACGAACAAGGCGCCTATTGATGCTGAAATCCTTTTTAGGATCTGCGATGTGCTGGGCGTTAGCAGTGAGACATTCAGAGATCAACAGGCAAAGGAGGAATGAGATGAAGCCCTTAACGGCAACGACAATAACGACCAACAAGCCTGTGACGGTAAATCAATACTTTTTAGATTTACTGAACAAACTGATAACGGACGCTATTCATGGAATAACACTGAAAGAGCGCCTTGATGATGGAGATGTCAGGGCGCTGGAAGCTCTCATAAGCATTTACCCGTACCTGGATTACGAGTACTTGAAGAGCTTAGGTATTGAAGACAGAGGGGAAAATCATTCTTCGGGCAGGAGCGAATAGGTGTTATCCAATGAACCTGAAATGTAAAAGCAATCGAACAGAGCGTTTTCAGCCTCAAATGCCTCGTAAAGACGATGGACAATTGCTTCATTTACAGAACATAGCTCTATCGAGAATTTATGTTTCCAAGAGGCAAACGTGTACATCGTGTCAGAAATTTTTAGGATATCTGAAACATTTTCGTTCAAGACTCGTTCAACAATTTCAGGGTTCGGGTTGTGATCCATGCAAAGAAAATAATATGAATTCTCCATATTCATACCCCCTTTCTTGCAAAGCATATCACAACAACTAGTAGAGGATAATTGGCTGCTCATCTCAATCGACGAGTGGATGTAAAGGGAAGAAATGACATGAAGGAAGAGAAAATCACATTCGACATTACAGAAGAGAAAACAAATGAAATTACAAAGGCTCTCACAGGGCTAAATGTATTCCAGTGGAATCAAATTAAGTCTGCTGTGGACACTTATTTCAGCTCCCGACTCCACGACACCAAACGTGAAATAAGGCTCGAAGAGTCGGAAACACTGAATCGGTTTTTTTCGGATATGCCGAGCTTTACTCCTCGACAATCTGAATAAAAACAGGGTTGATTCGGTAGTCTTTGCCCTTGTAGTAAATGTTGACGTAATCAAGATGGTAGTAGGAATCAGCCTCTTGTTTTTGGATCGGACTCCAAATATCGGCATTTTCTTCGTACCACTGATAAGCAGATACTCGATTTACACCCATTGCTACATCTGGATCAGCGCTTAGATTCACCCAATCACCTAAAAGACAGGCATAAACGTTTTTAGCCATAAACCGCTCTCCTTTCTAAGTGATGGGTAGAGCATAGCACAACAGATTGGCTGCTCGGTTTGACCGACGGGGCAAAGGAGGAATGGCATGAAGATCCAATTTAGCGTTTTAGACAGCAGGAATTCACTCACCATTGATGACGTTTGTTTCGAAGACGTATCAGTCTTCGGGCTTGAATTTCAAGGGGGCACGGTAAAGCTCAAGTTGGAAAAAGAAGAACCACTCAATCAGATTCTTCGCGAACTGGAGAAGACCAATGGAATCCTATACGCACTTTTGCTGGTTCATGGGATTGACGTGGGAAGCGTCTTAGATCAAGAACCAACTGGGATACGCGAATTAGCACGTTATGCACTTCGGCAGAAGAATCTGGCGAAGGGGATTGACTGGCCACACCTTCAATCAGAAGAAGCTCTGGATGGAAAAACGTTACCGACCTTAAAAGGATTGGCGGTTTATTTGGAAGCATCAGAAAAGCAAGAAGGATAGCGCAGGAAGGAGCAAGTAATGAAATACCCAACTGTTAACTACGAAGAATTGCTCGAATGGATGCGTCTTCACAAGATCCGTCGCAAGGATCTTGCCGACGTCGCCAGTCACGCCATAGGAACTGTGGTCAGCCCAGGTCGGGTTGGTAGTTACATCAATGAAAGCAGACCCATGCCAGGCGAATTCATCATGGCGTGGAAACGTGCCTATAAATGGACGGACCAAGAAACAATGTTTTTCTGTCTCGGTGGCGAACCGCCCAGACCTGAGAAAGATAAACCAAAACAAATCATCGCGATCAGTCTTGATGACCTGATCGAACTGGCAGAAAGGAGGAAGACATGAAAAGCGAATGGAAAGTAAGCAGCCAGACCTTTGGGAACTTCAAAATATTTCAAGTCTATCGCATCCGTGATGCTAATGAGATAGATCACTCAGGGAACAGGGAGTATACCGAAGAAGTTTGGACAGACCGTGAGTCGGCTCAAGCATATGCTGACGAGCTCAACAGGAAAGGAGCAAAAGAATGAAAAAGAAGACAAAAAAGAGCGGTTACACACGCAATAGAACCGCTCCCCAACCAGATGGTTGTGCCTCTACAGGTACATCCATCTTAGCACGGAAGGACTGGCTTGTCACGCTTGCAAGGCTGTCCGTGGGTATCGGAGTCCTGCTGCTGTTTTGTTTAGCGGGAAGGGGTGACTACGAGCATCTGACAGGAGTTGAGATCAATACAGTCGGAGAGATTGACCTGATGATCATCACATCATTGACAGCGATTGTCCTGGGTCTCGTCTGCCTTAAGACGGAGGGAGCACTCGATGAGTAGAAATAATTCACCCGAATGGATCGCTCAACGCTGTAAGTGGGAATTTGACGATGCTGTCGAACGTGGCGATACGCGCATCGTCGAAGTGTTAGGGCGTTGTTTGCGAGGCTCTGCCTATGGAAGGAAACCAAAATACGTCAAACCGCCTTATAAGCTTATGAGTAACACATTGACGCTTTTGAATTCAGTAGGAGGTGGGGAATGAAAGTAACGTTTGACAAGTTGATCGCTCAAAACTTTCGGCAGATCGCCGACCGCGAATTTGACTTTCGTGACGGACTGAATCTCATTGTCGGTGCTAATGGTTCCGGAAAAACCAACCTGTTACACGCTATCACGTGGTGCCTATTCGGCAAGGATATGGATGACAGGACAAAGTTTGAAGTCGTGCCGCTTAATCCTGACAACACACGAACAGAGCTAGAACCTGATGTGACGCTGGCCATTTCTATTGACGGCGAAAAACATGAGCTTAGAAGACAGCTCAAAGGCGGCAAGACGGCACAGACATACATCAATGGCGCGCCATGCAAGACGCTCAAAGAGTTTGATTCTTTTGTCGCAGATATTTTCTCAACACCAGAAAGATTCAAGATGTATGCCAATCCTTTGTTCTTCCCGGAAATGCACTGGAAAGAGCAGCGCGAAATCTTCATGCAGTTTTTTCCGATGCCCAAGTCGTCGGACGTGCTCAAATACATGGCCAAACGAAGCGGCGGAGAGTGCAGCGTTGCAAAGGAGCTTGAGAAACTAGAGCCTGAGCGACTCATCGACAAATTCTGGCAGGAACGCAAGGATCTTGAAGTTGAACGCGACAAGATCAGAGCGCAGATTGAACTGCTCGATGACCAACTTGAAGGTTATCAACAATTTGATGCTGATAAGTTGCAAAAAGAACGCGAATCACTTCGTGACCGCCTAGCAAATATCCAAGATAACATCAAGGCCATCAGCGATTCCAACGCGAAGATTGAAGCGCGAAGACAACAGCTCGAAAGTTTTATCCGCAAGCAAGAGTCAGATATTGAGCGACTGAAAGATGAGGCGAAATACGGAAAAGAAAGGAAATTGCGCGAACTCAAGGATGAGCTTGAGGTGCTTGAGCGCATGCGCCAAAAGCTTGCAAATGAATTCCGGAGCTTGAAATCAGATGGAACAACCTGCCCGACGTGTGGGCAGGAGTTGCCTGCAATCATCATTGAAGAGCAGGAAAACGTACTCCAAAGCAAACGCGCTGAAATTGCGCAAGAAGGCACGAAGATAGCAGGACGAATCAAAGCGTTGCGCGAAAACATTGAAATCACCAAAAGCGAAGCGGTTGTCGACTTTGATGTGGGAGAGCAAGTCAATGCAATAAACAAAGCTAAATCCGAGCTTGTTCGCCTTGAGCCTCCGACTGTGCTGCCGTCCATCAAGGACTCTGATCTGATTCGTCTGGACGAGTTAGATAAAGCGCTTTCCCGTGGAGACGTTCACGCGGAGAACATCGAGCGCAGGAACAAACTCATGGATCGCGAGAGAGAGATTAACAAACTCTACGAAAAGGCCGAAGTCGCCGCGAGGGAGCTTGCTGATTTCATGTTCTATCGCGCAGAAATGATCGTCAATGCCGTGAATAAAAGCTTCAAGAAGATCTCCGTCAAGGTGCTTGAGATCCAGAAAAACGGCGAAGCCAAAGAAACGTTTGAGATACTCAAAAATGGCGTTCCTTATTCGGAGCTGAACACCGCCGGAAAGCTTGAAGCAGGTCTCGAACTCACAGGATTTTTGAAGGATCAACTGCACATCGATTGCCCGACGTTAATTGACAACGGCGAGCGTTACACGGATGTAAACCTTTCCCAAATCAAAGGACAAATCATCATCGCAACAGCCCGTGAAGGTGCGGAGCTGCAAGTTTTGGAGGACTAATAAATGAGTAATAAATTACAAACAAGCCAAAGAAAAACAATGACTGAATACTTTCAAGAGCAAGTCGGACGCGCTGTCGCATCGATGCCTGATTTGATCTCAAGCAGTGAGGCGAATCGCCTTACCCTCAATCTCTTGGTCGCTGCACAGAACAGCATCGAAAAAGACGGTAATAAATTCAAATGGACTAACAGCAATATCAGTGATTTTCTGTCACAGCTGATCATGCACGTCACCGCCGGTCTGGATGCTGCCAACAACGAGGTTTACGCCTATCCATACAAAAACAAAATGGCAGTCATGCCATCCTACAAAGGCTATCGGAAGATGGTCAAGGAACATGCTGTTGGGACGCCCGTCACAGACATTCTCTGCTTCGTTGTGCGTGAGGGAGAGAAATTCAGGGTTCATTATGGCCGCAACGATGATGAGTGGGATTACGAATCGATCACTTTTAACACCGCTCCTGTTGTTGGTTACGTCACAGTTGCACTATATGAAGACGGATCAAGCCGTGTTATGGAGCACACACTTGAAGACATTGAAAAGCGCATGAAAGCCAATCCGGGCGGCACAAGCCCGGCATGGAAAAACTGGCCAATCGAAATGGCTAAGGCAAAAGCAATTAAGCGTCATGCGAAGACTATCGATATTCGCTTGCGTCCTGAAGTAGAAGGCGCAGCGCGGAGCATTGACGAAGACGACTTCGAGTCATTCAAAGACGTGACGCCGCCCACAATCATGTTACCTGAAGGCATTGGCGAGGAAGAGGTTGAGGAAGAAGAACCTGTCCCGGAACCTGAACCTGTTCCCGTGGTTACCAAGAGGCAGAAAGCAAAGGCACAACCACGCAAGATCACGCCAGAGCCTACACCGGAACCTCCGGTTTTTGATGAGTACAGTCAGATTCCTCTTGACTGGATGGAGGCCTGACATGAAGGTTACATGCGTCGGCACAGGATCGAGCGGTAACTGCTTCTACGTGGAGTCCGAGCGCGGTGCCGGTGTCTATTTTGACGCCGGTATCCATCCATCTAGAATACAAAGATTAGGACTCATTATAGCTAATGTACCGTTTTTTGTGACACACGAACATGTCGATCATGCGGGTTTTGCGAAAACGTTGAATGAGAATTATGGAACACCTATCTGTGCTACGCGTGGCACAAAAGAAGCTATAAAAATTGGTTATCGGGATTGTCGGATATCCTTCGCCAGCGTTCATGAAATTCGGATGATTCCTGTTGTTCACGCGGCAGCAGAACCTTGTGCGTTCTATCTCGACATCGACGGTGAGCGGGTGCTGTACATTGCGGACGCAGGCAGTCCACCGGAGCTACCTGAAGGCTTAGCTCCAGACGTCTTGATCGTGGAAGCCAATTACACGCCCAAGAGGATGGCAGAAAACGCCGAGAAATCAGACTCGATGCTCTATGTGTCCGGGCGTGTTTCATCCGGCGTTGGGCATCTAAGCGCAAGGGAAGCCGCTCAACTTATTGAGCCGTATCTCGACTATGCCGATCTAATCATTCTATTCCATCAATCCGAAAACAATTTTGATTACACCGAATATCACAACGATCCGGAAATTAGCGACGCGTTTAAGGCAAAGGCGCAGTTCGCTAGAGCCGGCATGACGTGGAATTCCATCCCGTTTTAGGAGGTGTGCAATGGCAGACAACGCAAACAGATACTTGGAGTTAATTCTTAAGTGCATACCAAAAGGTAGCGCAAGAGCAAGGAACCTGCGCGATGTCGCTCTCACAGCGAATGTCTCAGAAAGACAAACGCAAGAATACATCAGGCAGTTGCGCGAAGGCGGATGTCCAATCGTGTCTATGTCGTCGGGTGGATATTTTATTCCTGATGAAAACGATCCGGCTGACATTGCAGAGGCCGAACGCTATATGTCCATGATGCGCGGACAGGCAATGGAGAGACTGCAGACGGTCAAAGCCATCGAGCATTGGCTTGAGAAAAACAGAAAGCCAGTCCAGATTCATCTGGACGCCTACATGGGAAAGGGGTGACTAAGTGGCACGTCCGAGGAAGAGAGGTATTGATTACTTCTCGTTCGATACAGACTTTTTCTCGGATCTGAAAATCAAGTTACTTTATGCAAGATACGGAGCAGATGGAATAGCACTTTATATCTATCTCCTATGCGAAGTATATCGAGAAGGCTACTACCTCAAGTGGTGTGACGATACCAGCTATATTATCGGGTTTGATCTGAACATGAAGCCCGAGAAGGTACAGCAAATAATGAAATTCTTATTGGAACGGTCACTGTTTAATAACACACTTTTTCAGTCGGACACTATCATTACGAGCACCGGAATACAAAAAAGGTATCAAGAGGCTGTCGAAGCTAGAGGTAGGAAAGAACCAGTCATTATAAAAAAATACTGGTTACTTTCAGAAGAAGAGACCAAGCCTTGGCTTAAAGTGATTCAATTTTCAGTTTCTCCAGAGAAAAACACTAATAATTCCCGGGAACTTCCAGAGAAAAACACAGGAAAATCCCGAGAGAAAGTACACAAAGTAAAGGAAAGTAAAGTAAAGGAAAGTAAAGTAAAGGATGGTACTAATGCAGAAGCAGAGACCGATCCACTTTCCTTAGTTGTTTCCCTTTACACGCAAGAAATAGACCCTGTGCCGTCAACCTATGTTTTGTCTGTTTTGGATGCACTACACAAAAAGGGAATGGAGCCTGAAGTCATGATATACGCCATTACATCTGCAGCCGACAACAATAAGCGCAACTGGGCGTATGTGCGCGCAATCCTTCAGAACTTAGATAAAGACGGGATCATGACAATGAACGCGGTTAATGATCGTGAACGAAAATTTCAGGCGTCAAAGAACCAAAAGACGCAGCGAGGCTTTGTCCGAGACAACCGAGGCAATTTCACGTTTGAAGGAGATTACGAAAGAGACGTAAATCTTGTAATTGAACGTCCAAATGAGTTTCAGCTTATTGATGGCACGACAGTCAGATTGGATGACGTGCCGATGGATGAAAAGGTAAAGGAACTTGAGACGTTTATTGAGGACGAACGAGAAAGGGCGAGGCGAAAAAATGACGAACAACTGTTTCCAAAACGGAAACAGTTTGACAGAAAAGGAGGCCAATCATGATTCAGACAACGCCAAATCTGATTCGGTGCCGTAGCTGTGGTAAGCGTCCTATCACAGCCCGCAACGTGTTTTTGTACATGGCTGGAGCCGGATGGGCCGGGTACGGGAGAGGGCATAGGCGGTATTACTTATGCCCGGAGTGTGTGAAAAATAGAAAGGACAAAGAATGATTATCAATGTAAACGTAATAGTTCCTGACGGGCGGCACTGTTACGACTGTGATTATCTCGCGATAAGCGGCTGTTGCGCGCTTTTCAGGTCGAAGCTGAGAAAGTACAGAACTATGGACAACCTTTTCGACAAGTGCTTGGCTTGCTTGAACGCCAAGGATGTGTCGGATGAGGAAGTGGCTTACGCACAAGACTTTAAGGCCTACCGACCGGAACGAGAACCGTGCGAAATGTGCGGCATTGAGGAGTTACCGCAAGACGCCGATTCACATGATTTTTATGTGTGGGAAGGCAACTTATGGCATCACGATACGACGTTCGGCTGGGAAGGGTCGAAGATTAACCGGTGCCCTATGTGTGGCAGGCGATTGGAGGAATGACAATGGACATACTGACACCGATTGTTGGCGGAATCTTCGGAGTGCTTTTCACTGGCACGATTATTTTAATCAAACACTTATATGTTATCGAAAGTGAGCTACGGAAAATTCAGAGAAATCAACGCATGCCGAAGGACATACTTGTCAAGTATTGCGGCGTGGTAGATGACGACGAATACAAGTTTGAGAAGATTAGTGAGGAGGAATCAGAATGAGCGAACTAACAAAAGACAGGGTGGAGCGGGCGATGGATTACTACAAGGGCGTAATCATAATGCGCATTTACAGCGACAGAGACCGGCCTGATTTGGAAGAACCTGCACTTATGGCCGAAACCGCCCTCGCCGCCCTCGACGCCGTGATGTGGAGGTCTCCAGAAACAATGCCTGATTATCATGATGTGCTAGTCGCTTTTAGAAGAACGGACGGAAGTGTCGGGTGCGCGATAACGGTCAAGTTAGAAATCCCGGAGTTTGTGACAGTGCTAGGTTGGCGGCCTGTGTTGATGTGGGAGGACGAAGCATGAATACAGCACTTATGATCACATCCATCGCCATCGCCGTGATTGGAGGTGTCGCAATCCTAATAGTGATCGTCGAGTCGATCAAAGATCACTTTGCGGTCAAGCGAGGTGAGAGACCGTGCGGGGAGTGCTTTGCGTGTGATAAGCGGTGGTTGTTCGACAGCGACATCCAGCTCCGGAGGTACATTGAGGATTACCATGTCGAGATATGCCGGTTTATGGACAGAGAGCTGTATGGGGACTTTGACGACGATCACGGCGGAATCGGGCTGACGGATTAAGCAGTAGTTGGGAGTAGTTGGGAGTAGTTGGGAGTAAACATGACCACACAGAATGCCAAAGACCGAGCCAGAGAGCGCCTCGAGAGTTATCGTCGAGTCAGCAGAGACTCAGGCTATTGCCGAGCGCGAATCGAGACTCTGCATGAACAGATGACGTCGTTCAACTTCGCTCTCGGATCGACTTCTGCCGGTTGGACCGGAGAAACAGTAATCGAGACCGTTGTCGGTAAGAAACAGGAGGGTCAGCCGAAGCCTGTACCCTCCGACATTTCAGTTCCAGTTATGCACATCCCGAGGGCTTTGTATGGTACGAGAGACCCCAAAGGCGTCGAGAAGTATCTCACTGCGCTGATTAGTGAAGTCATGAAGTACGAAGAGCGGATTGACCGGAACACCAAGCTGTGTCAAACGATTGAAGCAGAAATTGATGCTTTTTGTGACTCTGAACAGGCGTTAGCGCTCAAGTATCGGTACATTGAGGGGCTAACACACACAGAAGCGAGAAGGCGACTTCACTACAGTGAATCATCTTGGTTTGAGTTGATTTCTTCTGCTCTGGAAGCTTATGGCGAAAAAATCCGGAGTAATTCGGAGTAATTCGGAGTGTTTCGGAGTGTTTCGGAGTATTTCTTTAATTTTCGGCGTGTTATCATTAGGCTAGTAAAACTGTCAGCAGGCGTCGAAAGGGCCTGCTTTTTTAATGTAACAGGACCTCCTGCACCTCTCAATGAAGTGTCCCAGGGAGGACATTGCCACTCGCGAGGGTGGCTTTTTTAATACCAGAAGGAAAGAAGCTGTTTGTAATGCGGAGGGGGTAAGGATGAATGATAGACAAAAAGCGTTTGTCACAGAGTACATCATTGATTTCAACGCTACCCAAGCGGCTATTAGAGCCGGATACAGCGAAAGAACAGCATATTCCCAAGGGCAGAGATTGTTGAAGAATGTTGAAGTCGCAAACGCCATAGATGAGCTACGAAAAAGGATTCGACGAGACAATATTGCTGAAGCTGATGAGATCGAGGAGTTTCTGTCTCTCTCGATGAGAGGAGAAATGAAAGAAGAAGTTGTTGTGGTTGAAGGTAACTATACCGGCGGATCGACTGCAAGGATTATCAATAAACAGATTGGGCTTCGTGAGCGATTAAAGGCTGCCGAGCTGTTAGGTAAGCGATATGCCTTATTCACGGATACTGTTGATCTTAACGCATCAGGACTGGTGGTGATTACCGATGACATCTCAACCAGTGACGACGGAGGTTAGGTTATCCGGGCTGATGCTGCCTGTTTTCCACGGCGTGCACGCCTCGATCAAGAAGCAAGAATATCTCAAGTACGTACTGAAAGGCGGGCGCGGATCCGGTAAGTCGTCTCACATCGCGTTAGAGATCATCCTGCAGATCATTGAATATCCGGTGACTGCGTTGTGCGTCCGTAAGGTCGGAAACACCTTACAGGAGAGTTGCTACGAACAACTCAAGGAGGCTATTGATTACTTGCAGGTGTCGCACCTGTTCAAGTTCAACCTGTCGCCTCTGCGTATCACGTACCTGCCACGAGGGAACAGCATCATCTTTCGCGGGGCGGATGACCCGATAAAGATTAAGTCGATCAAGGTCGCAAAGTTCCCGATCACGATTCTCTGGATCGAGGAATTGGCAGAGTTTAAGGTCGAGGATGAAGTCTCGACGATTGAGAAATCTGTCCTCCGAGCTGAGCTTCCTGCAGGTTTGGCGTATTTGTTTTTGTACTCGTATAACCCGCCCAAGCGCAAGCAAAGCTGGGTGAACAAAAAGTTCGAAACACAGTTTCTGCCTAAGAACACATTCGTTCATCACAGCACGTACTTAGACAACAAGTATCTGTCAAGAGAGTTTCTTGAAGAAGCGGAGATCGTCAAGGAACGAAGCCCGAAAACGTATGACTGGGAATATTTGGGGCACCCGATAGGTGCGGGTGTTGTCCCGTTCGATAATCTACTGTTCCGGACGATCTTGGATGAAGAGATTGCGGATTTTGATAACATCCGGCAGGGCCTTGACTGGGGCTATGCCACGGATCCTTTGTCGTTTGGGCGCATGCACTACGACAAGAAACGACGAAGGATATACATTTTCGGTGAGATCTACGGCGTGAAGATCAAGAACCGAGAATTGTATAACGCCCTCCACCAGAACGGGTGGGACGACTCTCTCATCCTGGCGGACAATGAGCCGCGATCCATTGCAGAGATGCGAGACCATGGCCTCCGGATGCGCGCAGTTAAAAAAGGACCTGGGAGCGTCGAGTATGGCGAAGAGTGGCTTGACGATCTCGAAGCAATTGTCATTGATCCGGTTCGATGCCCGAATACGGCAAGGGAATTTGAAAACATTGATTATCAGATTGACGCGGACGGGAACCCTCGTCCACGTCTGGAAGACAAAGATAATCATTCGATCGACATGACGCGGTACGCGATGAACGAAGACATGCGCAAACCGCTTTACGATTTTTAGGGGGTGGGTAAGTGAGCAGCTACTTAATGCAGATGTACGAGCAGATCATCGTTAACAACGCCCCGATGAACCTCGAGAAGATCCTCGAAACCGAGATCCAAGAATGGCTTAATTCCGATAAGCGTAAAGCAATGGTCAAGGGCGAGGAATACTACGAGGGCAAGCAGGACATTTTAGAGCACTACCGCTATACCATCGGCGATAACGGGGAGAAGATCAGGCTTCAGAATGTCCACAATGCGCAGAAGGTTGATAACCAATACTCGATCCACCTCGATAAGAAGGTTAACTACAGCTTCGGAAAGCCGATCACGATTAAGACCGAAAATGATGAATACACGGCAAAACTTGGAGAATACTTCAACCCTCGTTTCATGAAGCTCTTACGTAGGGTCGGATATGAGGCCATGGAAGGCGGCGTCGGGTTCGTTCATCCGCACTACGATGAGTCGGGCGATCTTCGGTTCAAGCTCATGGACAACAAAAACGTGTTGCCGTTCTATGCAGACGAAGAAGGCGAGATCATTGATTGTTACTGTTGGCTGCACGAACGAGTTGAGTACGAGGCTACTAAAAAGAAGATCATTGAGATGGTCGATTTCGTTACGAGCCAAGGGATTAACCGATACGAGCGTAAGGACGGAAGTTTGAAGCTGATTGATCAATTCAGCCACCTGCAGGTGAATGGAGCCCCTCAGAATTGGGAGCGGATTCCTCTGATCCCGTTCCGGTACAATGCTCGAGAAATTCCAATGCTCACACGGGTGAAGAGCCTGCAGGACGGAATCAACCTGATTCTCTCGGTCTTTGAGAACAACATGATGGAAGACGCCAGGAACACGGTACTGGTTATCCATAACTATGACGGCGAGGATGTCGGGAGATTGAGAAGGAACCTTGCTTCGACTGGAGTCATTAAGGTTCGATCAGACGGTGAGCGCCGTGGCGGTGTTGAGACGCTCTCGATTGAGGTTAATTCTGAAAACTACAAGCTGATTCTCCAAATCTTCAAAACGGCATTAATCGAGAATGCTCGGTCCTTTGACGCAAAAGACGAACGGATAGCCGGCGATCCGAACATGATGACGATCCGCTCAATGATGCTTGACATGGATAACGACGCGGAAGGCATGGAGACGGAGTTCCAGCCGGCGCTGCAGGACCTTGTATGGTTCATCAATCAGGACTTAGCCAATCGTGGTAAAGGACTGTACGACCATGAATCTGTCGAGTTTATTTTCAACCGTGACAGCTTCGTCAATGAAGCGGAGGTCATTGCGAACATTACTGCTTCGGCGGGCGTTCTTTCGAAGAAAACGTTATTGGAGCAGCATCCTTGGGTGGACGATGTCGCGGAAGAGCTTAAGAGGCTTGCAGAGGAAAGAGAAGAGAGCCTACAAGACATGTTCGGCTTAACATTCCGGAAGGAGCTTGATGACGATGAAGATGAAGACTCCAAGCGCGAGGTATTGGACCCGAAGAGCGGCGGCGGTCGAGAAAAGGACCCATCGAAGCGCGCTTGAGTTTTTAATCGAGACCGTCGATAACTACGACCGAGCCATCGCTGCTATCAAGTCCGATATCGAGATGTGGTATCAACGATTCGCGGTTAATAACGAGATCAGCCTGGCCGAAGCCAAAAAGCTGCTGACGAAAGCAGAGCTCGAAGAGTTCAGGTGGACGGTTGATGAGTACATCAAACTTGGTATGTCCGGGGATCCAAGATGGCATAAGCAGCTTGAGAACGCTTCCGCTAGGGTGCATCTTAACCGCTTAGAGGCGCTTGAGATTCAGATGAGGGAACAAGTCGAACGCATCTACAGAGGGCGAGAAACGGCGACTAGAGAGTACCTGGCTAACCTCTACGAGGATAACTACTATCACAACGTGTTCGATATTGAACAGGGCGTAGGTATAGGGTTGAGCTTTACGAGACTGGATCAAAAACGATTAGACCTCGTCACGCAAAAGCCCTGGACAACGGATAACAAGACGTTTTCGGATCGTATCTGGACGTCAAAGCAAGCGCTTATCAACAGTCTCAACCGTAACTTGACGCAAATGATCGCACGTGGCGAGGCGCCTGATCGAACGATTGCTGCTATTGCTAAGGAGTTTGAAAAAGACAAGAACACCGTCGGCAGGCTAGTTATGACCGAGTCTGCAGCATTCTCCGCGAAAGCGAGAGCTGACGCACATGCCGAGCTTGGTGTAGAACGATTTGAGATAGTCGCAACCCTCGATGCGAACACATCGGAGATTTGCCGGGATATGGACGGAAAGCATTTCGCGGAAAAGGATCGAGAGATCGGCGTGACTTGCCCGCCGTTCCATCCGTGGTGCAGGTCGACGGATGTCCCGTACTTTGACGATGAGTTCACGGTGGGTGGAATGCGCGTTGCAAGGGATCCTGAGACAGGCAAAGTCTACGAAGTACCTGCGAACATGACATATAGGGAATGGCAAAAATCACTGGACAAGAGAAGCGCAGAGTCCTACAAGGGATTAGCAGCCAAAGATAATAACAATAAACCTTCCAAGCTGTCTGAGCCTATCTATCTTGGTAAGGCAAACATGAACATTGATGGAGCGGTTGAAAGGATCGTTAAGTATCACGAAAACAGAATAGTTGGTTTAGACCATGAAGAAGCGATTGTGATTCTTGGAAATGGAGAAGTGTATAAATGTATTGGCGATAAGACACGTGTTTATCCTGAAGTGCTAGGTGAGAGACTGAATAATGCTATCATTACACACAACCATCCTATTGGTGAAGGGGAGTATTCTTTCAGTACAGCGGATTTGAATTTGTTCTACAACTACGATCTCTTAGAACTTCGGGGCATAGATGAGAAATACGTGTACTCTATAAGAAAGTCGAACAAGAAGACAATCGTACCTAATGTGCCAGTATTAGAGGCTACTTTTGAAGATAGCCGACACGTGAGTGTCGCATTAGAGGTGAAAAATCGTGGCGGATATTACAGTAGAAGAAAAAGAAAATGAACTCAGACTTGAATTTCACGCAATGTTGAGAAAACAAAGCGAAGAAGAGAATGCTCTGTATAAATTGTTTTACGACAAGCATGGTGGCCTTATGGGATTAGACGGACCCCCCGACTACCAAGAAGAAAGATCAAAGTTGCTGCAAAAACACAGAGAAGAATTTAATTCATTTAAACAAAGAGTTATCTCTTCGGGTTTAGGGAATATGACACTTTAGTTTTTGTAATGAATTATTGCAGCCGCCCAACAGGGCGGCTTTTCAATGCTTGGGATTAGAAGGATTCCGGGCATTTTTTATGGGGATGGGATAGTTTCGACGGGGCATTAAGGCCAAAGTGCAGTGGTCCGGACACGGGGGCGGAACCCGTCATCTCCACCAGCTCGTACGAGCACCAAAACTAGCGGACACTGCGTCAGTGTGTCGACTCCGGGAGGCGCGACCTCGTAAAAAAGCGTAGAGGGAAAGGACAAAGCACTATGAAACGAGAATTTTTGAAGAATCTGGGTCTGGCCGATGACATCATTGACAAGATCATGGACGAAAACGGTAAAGACATCAATGCAGAAAAAGCGAGAGCTGATACTGCAGAATTAACCGTTAAGGATCTGCAAGATCAAATCAAAGAACGAGACAAAGATATTGCGGACCTCAAAAAGAGCTCCACCGATAACGCCGATCTCACAAAGAAATATGAAGACCTTCAGGCGAAGTACAAAACGGACACAGATGCGCTAGAGAAGAAACTTGCAGAGCAACAACTCGATGCCGCCCTCGACGCGGCCATTGTTGGGGCGAAAGGCAAGAACGCTAAAGCGATCAAGGCGTTGCTGGACTTCGAGAAACTCTCTTTGAAAGACGGGAAAGTCGAGGGGCTCAATCTCGATGACATCAAGAAGTCTGACCCGTACCTGTTTGAGTCAGACGACGCGCCGGCGGAACCGAAGTTCTTCGGTATGACGCCCGGAGGGAAAGTAGATACCTTGCAAGGCAGCAAAGGTATGGAACAACAGGTAGATGACATTATGAAAGGATACATTTAATCATGGCGAATTCAATTCAGAAATACGCGACCATCCTACAGGAGCGACTTGATCAACAGGTTGCGCGAGGAGCGACATCCGGGTGGATGGAACAGAACGCCGGTCAAGTAATTTACAACGGCGGTAAAAATATTGAGATCGGAACGATCTCGACGCAGGGGCTAGCGGATTATGACCGTGAAGATGGCTTCACAAAAGGTGCGATCTCGCTGGTCTACAACACGTATGAAATGACGCAAGACAGAGGGCGCACGTTCAGCATCGACCGTATGGACAACGATGACACGCACTTCCACCTGAACGCGACGGCTGCAATGGCAGAGTTCCAGAAGAGGCATGTCATTCCGGAGATCGATGCCTATCGTTACTCCAAGCTTGCGACGCTCGCTATCACAGCGAGTCAGACGACATCGGATTATACTCCTGCCGCCGCAACGATCGCCCAGCAGCTGCTTGAGGATCTCGGAGCAATCGAGGATATCTATGGTGAGGAGGTCACGATCGTTATCTCGATGCCAGGCTCGGTGAAGCGCATTCTCGAACAGTCAACGTTCTGGAATCGTTCAGCGTCCATCATCGAGTTCGATCGCGGTGGCGTAAAAACGAAAGTTCACGCCATCAACGATCACCCGATTATCCCGGTACCTTCTGCTCGCATGAAGACGAAGTACACCTTCTATGACGGCGAGACAGAGGGACAAGAGGCTGGCGGTTTTGTTGTTCATGCGGATGCTTTGGATATCAACTGGCTTTTGACCGTTAAGACGGATCCTATTGCGATTTCAAAGACTGACAAGATTCGTATCTTTGCCCCGGATATCAACCAAATGGCGGATGCCTGGAAGCTTGATTATCGCAAATACCACGATCTCTGGGTCAAGAAACAGCACGAAGTCGGCTTGTTCGTCAATACGGCTCCTGTTCCCGAGCCTGAGACTCCGGAAAGCCCCGATCCTGATCCCGACCCGCCTGCCGGAGAGGGTTAATGTATGTTTGAGCTAGAAAGACTCAATGTAGTTCGCATAGTCGACTCTGAATTAAAAGCGAAGGCCCTCATCAACGAGGGCTTTACGCTTGTTAAGAAGCCGAAAGCGGATGTTGTTGCGAAAGCGGTATCGGCGGCAGAGTCAAAGATCCTGAATCTGAAGAAGATGACTCTCACAGAACTCAAGGACTACGCAGCTGAAAACAACATTGATCTAGGCGGGGCCACAAGAAAGGCAGACATCGTCGCCTTGATAGAAAAAGAGGGTTAAGCAATGGATGAGGTTAAACTTCGCGAGATAAGAGATAAAGTTATTCTCCGGCTGGAAGGCTTCGGCCTTGTGATTACTGAAGCCGACCACGCGCTGATTGACATGCTCGTCGAGCAACAGCATCAGTGGATTCTCACGGAGATTAACCACGTCTCTTTGCCTGCCGAACTAGAGCTTGTTCTCGTCGATCGTGCTGCGGGTGCCTGGATGGAAATGAAGTTCTTGACGAACAGTCTGCCTAGCTTCGATCTCGGGGCGCCCGGCGCTAAAACCGTCCGGCTCGGTGACACGACCGTCGAGGTTGTGCCGTCAATGACAGACGCCGATTTGGCTAGGCTGATTATCGGCTTTCTGAAGACAAGGGGGGACGATCAATGGTCAGCATTCCGTCGCTTGAGGTGGTAAGGTCATCGATACGTTACCTATGGACTGACTCGATGACGGTTGAGGTTATGGACTCCACAGAGGATCCGGATACCAAGATCACGTCGAGTGAACCGCCGAGGGTCATCATTCGCGATGCACCATGCCGGGTCTCGTTCGAGACGATCTCGGGGGCGACGGTCGATCGATGGATTCGCCGGGAACAAGTCGTTAAGTTGTTTTGTGATGAGACGCTTGAAATTCCTGTCGGGAGCCGGATTACGGTTACGAGGCAGGGTATGTCAAGGGTATTCCATCGGTCCGGAGAACCGGCGATCTATCCCACGCATCAGGAGATCCTCCTAGAACTAGAGGATCGACATGGCTAAGTGGGGCGATGCGAACTTCGACGATTTGCTCAAGCTTAAAGAGCGGCTCGGTGATCTGCGCAAGGTCGGCCTGGAAGATTTTATCTCTGGTGTTGCGCGGGAATTAGCCGCTAGGCTTCTGGCAGAGGTGGTCCCTCGCACGCCCGTCGGGAAGTATCCCGCAGAAATGGGTAAGATGGGCGGAACGCTACGACGCGGATGGACCGGCGGAGTGGATAGGGCGATTAGTTCTTATGC